GGCTTGTGCAGTTGTAATTAAAGTAGTTGTAGCCCCAACTCCTCCAGCGCCACCAACACTGGTTGAGCCATTGCCGCCAACAGCACCAGCACCGCCGCCACCGCCGGAACCATAATTAGCGCCTCCAGTGGCGTTGCCACCAGCAAATCCTTGTCCTGATGTAGCTGCACCTCCAGTACCGGCAACACCACCGCCCGAGCCACCGCCCGAGCCACCATCACCACCATTGTTGATAGTCCAATATCCACCACGCCCACCACCAACAGCAGTAAGTGTAGAAAAGACAGAGTTACTTCCTTGAGTTGGTACAACAGTGTTGTAAACTCCAGCAACACCTCCAGCACCAACAGTCACGGTATAAGTAGTACCGGGGACTAAAGATAGATTACTAGCTAATAGACCACCAGCACCGCCGCCACCGCCGGAACCACTAGAACCACCGCCACCACCACCACCGACAACAATATAATTTACGGCGTAGGCACCAGCGGTTTGGTACTGGAAAGCAAACCAATCAGTTCCATCGTAAAACTCCATCTCATTATGTGATGTGTTTCGTCTAACCATCCCAGCAACAGGCGAAGACGGACGTTGGGCAGTCGTACCAGACGGCATCGTAATAGCATCAGTATCACTGCCTGTGCCTAAAGAAGCTGTGTCAATTTTACTGATTGCCATCTAAATTTTACTCCGGCTTTGTAGGCCACACTACATCGTCAAGCGAGGTGTAGCTGTCAGTGATGTCGCGCAGTGCCTGACGGTATGCTGTACGCTCGGCGCTCATTGTAAGGTCAGACGATGCCCACCAGTCAGTAGCCGCAATCATGCGGTCACGCTCGGCGCGTAACAGCTTCAAAGGCTCCGCTGCATTAAGCTCGGTTAGCTTTGCGTTGACTGTTGCCCAGCTACATCCCCAGTCAGCCACGTTGCTGCTTTCGATTGCTGAACCGTTAGCGTCAGCGCCCGTAACCTTACGGAACATCTCGTTAAACTCTGCTTCATTTGTTGGCTCACCGCGCAACACCCATTCGGTGATGCCTAGTTCGGTTAGAGCCTCTGATATTGATGCCATTTTGTTTACTCCTGTTTATCCTGCGATTTCTGTAAGTGTTATCGTTGATGAAGGGTTGTGGTCGTAATCAGTTCCACCACTTTGATACGTTTGAGTTCTATTAACGTAGACAACAGGCCCAGAACTATAACTCCTCATATAAATTTCATAGGTGGTTGCACTTGTAGTTCCCACATTGGTGTCCATATGTGTACCAGACAACATATTCATAAGATGAATTGCTCGACTATCTGAGGTGTAGTTATTGATTGAGCCAGCTACTGGTCTTCTGCCATTTTCAGACGTTCCGTGAACGGAGTTAAGTACGCTACCTGCTTTGTATATTAAGTAGGATTGCAGGTAGCCACTCCCATTGGCGTAATCAATGCCGACATACAAACTTGTTTGGATTAGTATTTTACTAGTGGCAGATTTTGGAGTTATCGAAGCACTTAACCCAATGTTTACTAAGTAGTCAGAACCTGCCGCACCAGTTGCTGCGAGTGTTGTAGGTAAGGTGCCGTGAACAACTTGAAGCACACTCCCAGTCACATTCAACCCTAAGTCAGCCGCTGTCGGTGCTGTACCCGCCGTGTTCTGGATTGTGGAGACTTTTAATATCGAGGTCATTGTGCAATCTCCATTAGGGTTAGTGTTGATGCACCCCTATGTGAATATGCCGCGTCAGTGTCTGGGCCAGTTGAATTTATGACCGTAGTAGCAGCACTATTATTGGTGTTTCCACATTTTACTTTATATGTGATAGCGGAAATCGTAGCTGGAGAATCACAAAACGACCCACTCGAATTAAACATAGTGTAACCGGCATTTAGTTCATTAACAGCATTACAAGAAAACCACACTTGCGACCTACTACCGGCAGAATCTCCAAGAGCTATTTGTGTTGCATCACGATACAACTTTGCTGCGCTGTATCTTTCTGCCAAGGCACTGTTGGAATTGGAGTATGCTACGAAATTGAGGTCGCATTTTATATAAATCTTACTGTTTGCAAACTTTGGCGTGATTGTAGCGGTCAAGACATCAGTAAAGGTAGTGCCTGATATTGACTGCGTGTCTGTTTTAGTTGCGCTTACGACCTGAACCACATGACCCGGAATCTGCACACCGTTGCCGCTGGTCTTCTCGTTAATGGTATCGACATAGAGCGTACTCATTGTGCAATCTCCATTAGGGTAACGCTTTGTTTGCCACCACGCAGATTAGTGTAAAGACTACCAGAACCTTGTGTTCGTTTTACATAAACAGCATAAGTTACTGAAGATGACGAAGCTGGGCTATCAAGTATGTGCATACTCATTGGCACAATATGGTCACTTGCACCTGTGTATGAACGACTTAGCCCATCGGCATCACCAATGTCTGACCCATTACGGTAGATTGTGTAAGCACCTTCGGTTGAGGCACTTGTGCCGTAAACTGAACTGTTTACCAAGACCAATATTTTACTACTTGTTGATGATGGTGTTATAGAAGCAGTTAACCCTGATGCAGCAACATAAGTGGCAGATGAGATTGCACCACTGTTGTTTGTTGATTCGCTAGTTACAACCTGAACCACACTACCCGCTGGCAGTGTCGCACCATTAGGAAACGATGCCTTGCCTGTACTTGCGTCAAGAGTAATGCCGCTAGTACCCGCCGCATTGTTTATCTGGTCTACATTTAATATCGAAGCCATCTATGCCTCACAGTATTGTTAAGTTGCCATTGACGGTCAGCGTTGCACTGGCGTCAATGGTAAGTGGGCCAGCAGCCGTGGCATTATCTGCGGTTGCAATAGTGACATTGCTTGTTAGCGTCTGAGCGTTAACTCTGAATATATCACCTTTGCCGTTTGTTGTATCGCCTGTATCCCCGTTGTTGCCTTGGAAGTAACCAGCGCCCAAGTTAAGGCCGGAGGCAAACATAGCCTGCGTAATCGTCCCCGCGCCCGGAACCACGGTCTGCTGCGCTTTACCTTGAAACACTACATAGAAGTCGTCAGTGGCAACAATAGCGCCTGTCATTGTCAAGCTAGTGCCGCTAATGGTGTATGCGTCAACAGGCTCTTGGCGCACGTTATTAACAAACACCTCGATATCCTGCGGGCTACCAACAGAGTAGTCGAGGGTGAAGTTCGTTCCTGTGCCGCCAGTAAGATCTTGCTTATTGATGGTAGAGAAGGCGGTGTAGAGCGGATTACCTTGGTATGCCATCTATACCCCCTATGTGATGTCTAGGTGACTCATCACCACATCAGCCGATGCAGCCGTGTCTGAGGTAACTTTCAGAACGTCACCGGGTTCCATAACCACCTTCTGATCACCGCCAACCACAACAATAGACGAGCCAACCGGAATCGGTGCAGCCTTGATAAGATACACACTGTCTTCTGCGCCGCTTGTACGTCCAGAGGCGTCCAGAACTACGTCAATTAAAATCTGCGAGGTTACGATATTCGATATACTCAAACCAATGATTGTGGTCTCTGTCGCGGCAGGACAGGTGTATATGCTTGCCGGACTCGTTCCTACCGCAGTATCTGTTTCTGATAAAAATGAGTTTGCCATCTTCCTATCCTAACGCAATCGCAAAGGCCAAAGCCTGCGGGTCTTGTTCAACTAGATTTACCGGATTGTCGTTGTTGTCAGCAAAGATAATCTTTTCTGACGGCATTGTACAAAAGATTGTACGAGTGCCTGCTGTCCAGTTAATCTTCTCATCCCCAATTGTAAGCGGGTCATCGTCAGATAAAGTTACTGCCACACTGAGGTCTATGTCTGTCTGGCTGTTAACTACAGCGATTGTTACCACACCAGTTATTCCAGCGCCACGCACACGCTGGCCTACGGTAAGGGTTCCGCCCTGCACATTGTCCACAATCACGTTTACATTGTTAGTCACCGCACCGTTAACATCAGCGGTCAGTTTAGTGCTGCTGCTTTCCAGAATAGTGTCCCTAGAAAGAGTTGTGCCTGTGGCTGTGTAAGTTCCAATACCTACCTCAAAGTCCACGTTATCGGTGCAAGCATAATAAGTATTGTTGCCGTCACCGATTTCAGAAAACGCCTCAAACCCACTCAAGGCACCGGCAAGAGTTAACGTGCCAGTGCCTGTTGTGGTGGTTGTTTCCTTAACGCGATCCTTGATTACAAAGGCCATTACTTCAACTCGATGCTCAAGTTACCACTGTTGATGCGGAAGATGTCTCCCGTTGCGATTGTCTTACTTACATCAAGTTGACCAACGAACAGTTTGTTTGTGCCGTCGAAGGTAAGTACATCATTGTTGGCTAGCGTAACTGCGGTATCCAGATCAATGTTGGTCTGAGATGTAACCGTCTGTACACGAACCACACCGCTAGGTGAGCCTGTAATACCTGTGCCAGTCACGACATCACCAACCGCAATTGTGCCTACGTTAGTATCTAGAACCACTGTCTTTGATGCTGTTGTCGCACCGTTAACAGCCGCTGTAGCAATGTTACCGTCAGCCACAAAAGCATGCGTAACAGTGTATGTTGCTGCTGTACCCGCTGCTGCTGGGAACTCAATGTTGTCGTCATTGATCACCTGCTGCTGGTCACAAAGCACAGACTCTGCATCGAATGTCACCGCGACATCATCAGAGATAGTAACCGCTGTATCTAGAACAATCGTAGCTGTGCCTTGGCTTGCACCGCTTTGAGCCGTGATAGAAGCGATATGTACAGGGGCGGAAATGCCTGTTCCACGGATACGAGCGCCAACTACCAATGTGCCAAACACGTTGTCCAGAACTACTGTGGTAGAAGCTGAAACCGCACCGTTAACATCCGCCGTAACGTGGTTAACTGCGGTTGTGCTTGATGTTCCGCGTGTGCAACCCGTTAGCGTGTTTGTGCCATCAAAGTTTAGTAGGGTGTCATCAGCCAGTGTAACTGAGGTATCCAGAACAATTGCATTCTGCGAAGTTACGGTCAATACCTTAACTGTGCCTGAAATACCTGTACCTGTTACAATCATGCCAACAGTAATTGTTCCATTGTTACCATCTAGTGCCACGTTTGGTGAGGCAGTTACTGTGCCATTAACGTCAGCGTTAGCGGTGCCATCTTTACCTGTGTAGGTGATGGTCTCGTCATCAATCACGATAGTGCCTGATGTCGGGAATGCTTCTGCGTCTGTAATCTGAATTTCAGTGTCTGCTGTACCAATACCACGAGCCAGTGTAGTGGTTGACTGTTTCCAGTCTGCCGCTACAACGCGCTTGCGGGTATAGTTAGCGTCATCAGTGTCAACCTGAACCTCTGTTACGGTTCCTGTTTCTACATCAGTGATTGCTGTTGCTAGGCCGACATAAAGGTTATTACCCGGCGAAGCAAAGGAGAGTGAATCACCCTTGAACAGATAGTCAAGGATCCGTCTCTCCAGATAGGTGGTTGCTGCATTTGATGTTGCCATCGTCTTTTACTCCTGTTTATGTGCGTGGCCTATCAGGTAGACCTCTCCTGTAGGCATCGCTATTCTCTCTAGCTTCAGCCAAATCCTTTAAGCGTTGTA